GTAAATATGGGGCCTTTGAAGTTGTTGAAACTCCAAATTCTTCAAACCTTTCTCTTGGAAGAGATGGAGTTGATTGCTTTCCCATAACAGGAAGATCTTTAGTTCTTCTTCTAAATCCAGGTGTTACCGCATGTACCAAAAATTCATCATCTGGTCCTTGACCTTTTGCTGTTGGAGTTACACCAACTTCTTTCCACCAAGGGTCATCATATAATTTATTTTTTCTATCTGAGAAATGTCCAAATGGTGTTCCCATTCCAGTTTCATTTGCAATACCTGTTGATGCTCCGCTCTTACCCTTTGAATCTGGTCTAAGGTTTGGAGTTCTTGTTCCGCCAATTCCAGCAGATCTTTTTGCGTAATCTCTAAGCATTTGAGCTGCAGCTTTAGCTTTTTTCATGTCTGTAAACTTAGGCAAAAACTTTCCTAATGCTGTTACGCCGCCAGCAAACTTAATTCTTCTTACAGAAGCCCCTACAGCTTTTGCAATTTTACTTGTTATAGATCCTGCACGACCTGAACCAGATCTTAGTGCAGACCTCATATTATAATCTTGTGTTTTATCAACTGCAGTTCCTGTTGCAATTGTTGTTCCAGTTCCTGGAACCATAGTCATTCTTTCAATAGGTACTCCAGAAGCAATTGAAAGAGCATTCATTCTTTCAATCATTTTGGCATTAATTGCTGCAAGTGCTGCTTGTGATTTTTCTACTGTAAGTATTCCAGCTTCTGCAGCTGCTGCAACACGAGCTGATGAGGCAGCTGCTGTGCTTGTAATCTGTTCCATCTTTGGCAAAATAGTGCTGAAGTCTGCCATAAATTCTGCTGGAAGTTTTCCAGTTGTGTCAATAATTCTTTCAACTGCCGCCATTTCTTCTTTTGATCTCATAGCCATAGCAGTCATCATTGTGTGCCATTTAGCAGCCTCTGTTGCATTAATTGCTGTACTTGCACCATTAATTGTTGTTAACCCTGGAACTACTGGAACCTTTGATCCAGGCATTGCCATCATTTGTGGATTACTTCCAATTTTTTTATTTGTCATTGGATCTAATGGAACAGATGTATGAAATGTTTGTTGAAGTCTTTGTGCTTCAGTTAATTGTGCCTGTGGATTATAATGTGCAAAATCAAAGCTTGCAACTCCTACACCTTCACCAGCACCTTGAATAATTGGTTTAGCTGTTATTGTTCCGCTTCTTGAAAGAGCTGCAATCTGTTGCATTTCTAAACGCATTCCGTTTAATGCTGTTGTTAGTACTTTGGCTGCGGCTGCGTCTGAATAAAATGTTTTTTCTACTAATGTGCCAGCTTTAGAAGCGGCTATCATTTCTGGAGTAAGTAATTTAAATCCTTTAGTTTGACTAAAGAATGCTCTAATTCCTGCAAAACCCTTCATAACATATCCAAGGAAGTTTGCAAATACACCTGTAAGCATGATAATTGGTCCAGATATTGCTGTAATTCCACCAAGTAGGGCTACAAATTTCTTGACTGGTTCTGGAAGTTTATTAAATGTTTGAAGCATTCCATCTGCAAAATTTAAAATCTTTGTAGCAATACCAAGGAACTGTTCTCCAACCGTTGCAAGGTCTGCCTTCAAACTTTCTAACGCTCTCTTGTATTTTCCAGATGCTGACTCTGTTACAAGAGACAACTCTCGGCCAGCCACATTTGCCAATTCATCTGTGCTTGCTTTCATAAGGTCTATAACTTGAAGTGTCTGAGATCCTTTTCTTCCAAGGTTATCAAATAGGGCACCCATTCTTGCAAACTGGTATTTTCCAAACAAGGTTTCAATAGCCTGTTGTTTTTGCAATGGGTTTAATTTGTCCATTGCTTTTTGCAATTCCATAATTGTTGCTGTAATGTTTCCAGCATTGCTTTCTACAATTTGAGTTAAATTAATTCCAAATCCAGAAAATTGTTCTTTAGCAACTTTAGTTGGATTAATCAATGAACCCATTGCAGACTTTAATGCGTTAGCACCTTCTGCTGCATTAATTCCGCCTTCACGCATAGCAGTTAAGAATAGGGCTAAATCTTTTACGTCTCCTCCCAAACCTTTAATAACTGGTCCAGCCTTTGGAATGGCTTCTACAAGATCTTGCAATGTTGTAGAGGTTTGGTTTTCAACAGCGTTTAAGAAGTTAATTGATTCTGCAAGTTGGTCTGTATTTTGTTTAAAAGCATTTTGAATTGCAAGTGTTGCTTTCATTGCTTCTTGCTTATCAACTTCACCAAGTACTGAGAGACGTGTGGTTTCTCTCAGCGACGCTAGCAACTCCTCTCCTTGCTTTCCAGTTGCTGCAATATCTGCTGCTAGTGATAGCGATTCTTTAAATGAAACTCCATATGCGGCAGACAATTCTTTAGCAGTCTTAATTGTTTCTTGTCTTAAATTAGCCAAATCACTCTGTGCTGTTGGTGCAAGTCCACCATAAACCTTCATTAACCTTGTTAGTTCTTGATCTGCTTCTCTAAAAGCTTTTGCTGCAGCTGAACCAAATGCTGCCATTGGTACAGTTAGTCCTACTGTTAACTGACGACCAGCCCACTGAGTATTTTTACCCCAGTTAATAAGCTGATTTGCTCCATCAGACATAACCTTATTAAGAAGGGAAAGCTCCATTCTTGCAATTTTAGTTTTATTTGCTAATTCATTAATTCCAGTTGGTACGTGAACTTGAAATTGCATTTGGCCTTGAGCATTTCTGCCCATAGGTTGAACTATTGCATTTTGAAGCGCTACCTGTTGTTTTGCGAGATCACGAATCATACCACCAGCTTGGCGATGATATTGCTGCCAATGCTGATAGTAATCTCGTAGTTTTAATTTGCCTTGATCAAGCGCTTTGCCAAACTTTTCTGTGTCGCTTGCAAGGGTAACAAAGTGTGTGTTGAACTGATTGCTTTTCTTTAATATATCAGCAAATGCATTATTTGTTGCAGCAATTTGCTGTGTCAGTGCAACATTTGAAGAACCTAGTTTTTGTTGTAAAAGAGTAAGCTGTGCTACTGCTTTATGTATCTGACTTATTAAGCCAGAAAAATCAGCATTAGCGGTTATATTAGTATTTATATTTTCAGCCACTTATTTACTCCTCGGTATACCCCAATCCTTGATTTATACCGAAACCTTTGGCAGCAGCAGCTTGACCACGAAGTCCAATGATATCATTTTGTAATCCATTAATACCTTGTGCTCTCATTTGGATTTCTTCAAATGTTGGATGTTCTCTGTCTTCATCCTCAACTGATGCTTCCTCCCCTAGGTTTATTCCCTGCAGTGATGCAAGAAACTTTTTATTTTCCTCTTCCTTTTTACTTATACCTTTTAATAATTGTATAAGTTCTGGCATTGAAAGATTATCTTCTAGTTCTTCAAAGTTTTTCCATTTACCAATTAGAAAAACTTGTGCTTCTAAGGCGGCTAGATCTAGTTCTGACCAGCCAGAACTGCTGCCGCCAGTAGATTTGGGTCGTCCATCTTCATTCCCCCGCAAACTTCAAGAATGCGATTGATTGTTGGAACGTCCAACGCATCTTCAAAAGCATCTCTATCTTTTACAAGTTCTGGAAGTTGTTTTTCCAAAGCTACTCCGCAAGCTTCAATAAGTATGTTTAATGTGTCATCTTCATTTGTGACTTCTGCTGTCTTCTGAATGACAGTCATGAACTTTCTAAGTTCTTTGATGGTAAGTGGTTTTAGCTTTACCCTTGCTCCATTTTGTAGTTCAATTTCTTGGACATCGTATACGGTTGTTGCCAATTTATCCTCCTTGGATACTCCTAATCATTATAGCAAAAATATATAGATAAGCAAATAACAAACCCCCATTTCTGGGGGTTTGCTGTCAATATTAAATTGTTATTTAATTGTATTAAGCTTCAATTACACGGTCAATAATCTTACCGTACTCTGCCCCTGCATATGCTGCATCAGGAAGAAGACGGAAGGTTACTGGAAATACAGTTGGGTTGTTACGAGCCAATGTGAATTGTGATTGCTGTACTGAAAGTACACGACGTGCATAATATACACGCTCACGCTTCTTATTAGCTGAGTTACGTGGTGCCAAACCGACAGCGATTAGCTGACGCTCTGTAGGCTCCTGACCCAAAGCTCCCGCTTCAAGACCAAGTGCATCGTTTGAAAGTGTTGCAGAACCTTGACCGAAAACACGTAGAACGTTTTCTAGTGTTGCTTCGGTAAATTCAGTTGCAAGCATAACTTCCATGGACTCCTTGAACAGCTTTGCTGTATCAAGAAGCTGATCCACTGTTACTGAACCGTAAGTTGGGTTGTAAGTAATCTGAAGACCATTATTTGTGTAACCAACGTTTGCATATGCTCCAGACAATGTTGCGCCTTTAAGCTCACGAGTGTCTGCATCATAAATTGATGTGTTAGCTGTTACTGCTGCTCCTTCTGGGAGAACAGTAGCATAAGTTGAATCTGTTGAATCCTTTTTGGAAAGGAACATCGGAGCTGCTCCGACGATAATATTCTTAGCTTCAAATGCCATTTTTTATTTCCACCTCCTGGAATTTTAAAAATTTTAAATCAATGCTGGCTAGGCGTGTTTCCTCTTAGTACAATAATAGGCCAAAATGGTTCATAAAGCAAGGCTAACTGTATCTGCCGCTGACAGATACGTCTCTAGAATACTTGATTTCTATAACGATATCTGTAGAAAGGAATCCAAGGACCTCTTCTGATGGAGAAGTTGGAGAAATATCGCCTATATAGATAGTGTGGAATCTGAATTTGCTAGAATTTGGCATAAAATTATTAATATCTCTAGCAGATTCATCAGATCTTCTAAATAAATCGACTATAAAGTTTCTCATCTCATTGATATCTGATATATCGGTGGCATACAGGGTAAACATTACCTGCTCATTACATACCAGCCAAGTGTCGTCATAGGTCATCCCAGTCTTGTCATAAACAATATGCTTTTTGCCACTCAAGAACTGATTCATTTCTGGGAGTTGTTGAACAGGAATAATTGGAATTATTGTTTCATTTATATTGTCAGAATAATAGTCTGTTTCATCAAATATTTCTGCGTTCTTAAATTCGTTCCAAAGAAACTTTCTAATTTCGTTTACAGCATCTAATTTATAATTTGTCATTACATGTTCCTTCCATTAGACTGAACTGCAGCCTGAGCTAAATTTTTAACGGTAGCTGGAGAATAACTATATGATTTTGCTTTAATCATAGGAGGAATCATCATAGACTTTCTAGTTACAATTCTAAATGATTGACTTGCCCCAGAGTTTTTAATAGAGTTTCTAATAAGGTTTCCGCTAACAAAAAATTTATAAGTATTTGCAAACCCCATCTTTGCATATTTACCACCAGGATTTTGAACCTTAACAGATCTTCCCTGTTGCAAAACAATGTTACGATCTCCTACTGTAAATGCTAATCTTCCAGTAGGTGTTCTTGGAGTAATTAAAACTGGGTTTCCAGACTCCATAATAAAGGCTTTATTTCTAAAAACATAAACTTTTCCTTTAGTGCTATTTTTAGGAACAGAAGTCTTAGACATTTTAAACTCATAAGATAGGTTAAAATCAAATCCGTTATTCATGGTTTTATTTAACTTAAATAATCTTGCTGTTTTATCTCCGACCCTATTCCATTCATATACATGATGTAAGTATTTAGGCTTTGATCTTGCTTGCATATCAATATAGTTTCCTAGATCTGTACTTACTCTATTATAAACTTTATTTGTAAAACCTTCTTGTATGCAGGGTTCTGTAACCATATGTGACATAACTTGAGTTTGGTAATAAAGGGCTGCAGAAATTTTTTGAACGGTCCCGCCATGGTCTATGACTCCAGATGGCTTTGAGCCCTTCATAAGGGCTGCTAAGCCGTTAGAAGCGGATTGTAGAGCAGCAGCATTAGTCGCCAATTGTCTGGTTCTCCGATCTTGCTGCCATTAAATTGTACCCAAGGATATTTCCAAATGGATCTGTAATTGGCGTATTTCCAACTATTTCAAAAACTGTTGGAGTATTTGTAGGGTAATTTAATTCAAACCAAACAACTTCACCGTTAGCATTTCTAATATTTGTTATTTTATCTCTATGTGATATAAATTTGTCTACACGAATTTGAATTGCTTCTGTATCCTTAAACTTTGTAGAATATTTTTGTTTATCAGTTCCTCTACCGCTAGTTGAGCTGATGCTTCCTTTTGCAAAGCAGGATACAGTTGAATTATACGCCCACGTTTTTTTAAGGGCTCCAGTATCTGGGTCTTGTTCATCCTGTTGTGTGTAAACGTCTGCTTTCATTGACAGAATTGAATTTACTAGATCTATCATTAGATCACCAGCATTTGTTTAATAACGTATCCAGCAAGGATGTTGTCTACAAAAAAGTTTCCTGTTCCATTATAAACCTGTGGGTCAAATTCAAACTGCCAGTCAAAAGTCTGGATGCTTTTCACATATTTATTTTTCCATTGTGTGTCTTTATTGAAAAAGTCTTTCATTAATTCAATGGTTGCAATATTTACTTCATCTGGAACAAATTCCCAGCCAAACTTACCTTGAATTCTATATGCTACATCTTTTCTAAAAAATCCTTGAAATCCAATATCGTATACAGTTGGAGAAACCATACCGTTAGCTAAATAAACAGTATTGTCTCTATTAATTGAATCTCCTCTATCAACCTTTATTCCATACCCGCTAGAAACAGGAATAATGCTGTACCCAATATTATTTACATTGTTTGGGTTATCTATTAAAAGAATGTCGTTTGCATAAAGCTCATGGATATTATTTACTTTGTAAAGAGTTTGTACAGAATCATCTCCGCCACCATAAACTGTTACTGCGTCATCGTATAAATAAAACCAGTCATTTGTATAATTTTCAATTAACTTTCTTGCATATTTTTCAGCAAGCTTAAGTTCGTCGTACGATCTATAATTTTCATCGCTTGGATCAACGCCTATACCAAGAGCATCTATAGCCTCTGAAATGTTTACATATGGAGTGACTACATCAACATACGTTGTATTAGATCCAGCATTTCCCTGAACCTGATAAGACCATACCAACTTGAGTTTTCTATTTCTTGAAGTAATATTAAAAGGAAGAACTACTTCATAGTTTCCATTGTCTGTATCTAAATTAGTTGCAGTGTATGTTCCTATTGATACTTCTGGATTAAGAGATGGAATAATGGCTGGGTCTGAAGTTATATCGTAAACAGTAACGGTTACATTGCCATCAGCGTCTACTGGTTGACCTCCCCAATAGATTTTATGACGTAGTGGTCCGTTACTATTTACATATAATTCTGCCATTTGAAATTTTCGTTAAGCGTAAAAGTCCTGGACTTCCTTTGCTGTGGCTAAACGAAAACCCTCCTCTTTTTCAAAAATTTCTTCTGCCTTTTCTGTTGGCATTGCAACAAACGGATGCTCTCTTGTAAAAGTGTATCCTACGGCATCATATCTAAAGTTTGCTCTTGTCATTCTAACCAAAACTGTGTTTTCTGGCTGTTCCTTCTTTGGATCAAACCTTGGTGTCACTTCTTCCATTTCGACTGATTCATCTTCAATGTTTTTAATTGTCTTTTGGTAAACGTCCCATGTGACGCCTTCTTCTGCAAGTGCTGCTATAATTTCTGCTTTGTTCTTTGAGTTTGGTAAATCAACTGCAAAATCTTCAGCAATTTGACGAAGCTCTGCAATTTTCAATGTCGTAAATGACATATATTCTCCTTTGTTCTCATTAATTATATCATTGTAAGGTTAAAAGGTAAAGACCCCCAAAACTTATTAAATTTTAGGGGTCTTTAATAGTATCTTCTTAAATTAGGAAGCTACCTTAACGTTCTTTACGACTACCCAAGCATCTGCTTGTTCAATCTGAACGCCTACACGAGTGTAGAGTGTGTACTCAACTGAGTCCTTACGTGGCCAGAAGAATCTGTATACAGTTACATCACGCTTAATTCCAATAACTACGTTATTTGGGAATGAAAGGTGGATGTCACCATGATCTCCTGATGCACCAGTATGTGTACCAGTTTGAGTTTCCTTTAGAAGTGGGACTTCAACAATTGGAATACCAAATGCAAATGGTGCTACATAACCAGCTGGTCCACCAAGTGGAGCCACATCACCACGGATAACGCTTGATGCGATATCTTGTGGGATTGTCTGATTTGTACCAATGCTTTGCTGGTATAGGAAGTCCTGAATAAGGTTAGATCCTGCAAGGAAGCGTAGGTCTGTACGACGTTGCTTGTACTTACGTGGAAGTGCCTTAAGTGCTGAGTTGAATACTGCACGAGAGATATTAGCTCCCGCTGCATCTACAACATGGCCATTAGCCTTTGCCTTCTTGACTACACCATCAAATGCCTTATAAAGTGCATCTCCTGTTAGCGAAGCATCGCCATTGAGAACCAAGTCTTCAATGTCGTTACCTGCCTGTGTTGCCATAAGACGTGCAATATGATCTTCAAGATCTGGACCTTCGATATTGTCTTCAAGAGACTCTGTTGAGAGTTCCCAGTCAAGACGAAGCTTCTTTGTGGACAAAGAAATCTTGGAGAATGTAACGCCTGCGTTTGATGAAGTATCTTCGGCTTCAGAAGCGACTTTCATCAACTTCTCGCCTACTCCGATACGATCAATCTCAGTTGTGTCTGCCTTCATTCTAACTGTACGTGCGACTTTACCGATAACGGTTGCATCGAATACGTAGTCAAGGAATCGTGCTGACTGCTCTGGATTTAGGAGACCACCTGTTTGGGTAGCTCCAACGTGAATGCCAGTACCTGTAATGGACTGTCCATTCATAGATGTAGATACAGTAGTATTTGCTGCTACTGCCTTTTCTAATAGTTCATTGCTCATTTTATTTTTTCACCTGCCTTTTTAATTTAGAATGTCGTTCACGGAACCGAGGAAAGCGCCGCTCCATTTTGATTTCTTTACAAACTCTGTTGACCCGCCAAGGTCAGCAGACTTCTTAATTGCAGTATCGCCCTCTACTGCGTCGATTCTCTTTTCGACTGAATTGATTGTTTCACGAATACCTTTTACAGTTTCGCTCAAATTGTTGTGCTGTTCTGCCAACTCGACAATTCTTGCCTCAACACTCTTGCTAAAGGACTCCACAGTGTTTTTAACTTCTGCAACCTGTGCTGCATTTGTTTCTGCTGCCTTGCTAAGTGTATCGGACAAGAAGCCCTTGAGATCCCCTAGCATCTTTGCAAAATCAAGCTCTTCTGAAGCTGCTTCTGCTGCTGGTTCTCCTGCGGTATCGGCGGCAACTGAGTCTGCAGCTGGTGCTGCTTCTTCTGCAACTGCTGCTGCTTCTGCTGCTGGTGCTTCTGCTACTGCTTCTGCTGGAGCATCTGCTGCTGGAGCATCTGCTGCTGGTGCATCAACTGCTGGTGCATCAACTGTTGTTTCTTCTGTCATCTTTGTTACTTCTTCTGACATAGTTGTACCTCCTTTATTTACTTCGGTGTTGTTTTCAAGTTCATTTGCAGAACCAGAAATCTTATTAATGTGTTTCTCATAAACAAAACGAACTGCGTCCGATTTGTTAATATCATTGTTTTCAATCCATCCAATAATCTCCATTTGTTTGCCGCATGCTGTGCATTCACGAGATTGGAGTGCTTCTGAAACTACAATATTGTCATGCTCACAGAAAAATACGTTTGCTGCTGCAATTTCTGTAGCAATTCCTTTAAATACCATTTGTCCATTTACTTTTTCAATTGATAGAACATTGCAAAGTTGGTTAGCTGGAGAATCTACTAATGAAAGTTCTACTAGATCATAATCTTTAATAAATCTTACAGACGTTCCATCTGCTTTATTAACTTCATTATCCGACTCATTAATTCTTCCACCTATTGAGAAACCAGAAAGAGTGCCATCAAGAACTTTTTCCCAAGTATCTTGTGCACCCTTTGAAATGTATGTACTCACCCAAATTCCATCGTAAAAAGATTTTGACATTGGATCAAAAAAAGTTTCTGGTCTAAATGACAAAATTTTTCCGACTGCAATTGGCTGATGCATTTCACGAATGTTGCCTCTAAAGTTTTCAAACGCTTTAAGGCTCGCTTCTGCTGTGACAACATCGCCTGTTTGGTCTACATTGTTTAATGTAGCAAAACCTGAAACAGTTCGGTTCTCTTTGTTGACCTTTGTAAATGGTACGCTAATAGATAGACGATTACCATTACTAGACCAACTGGTCTTTTCAATATTCATACTGTATAAAGTTTATCAACCACTAGTTAAAAAGGCAAATAATAGTCACCTAAAAAAATGCTATTCTGCTTGCCTTCCGTCTCCCTTGGCATTACGACCTTCGCCAGAAATATCTGGAGAATTTGCTTGCCTTTCTTGAGAACGCTGTCTTGTATTTCCAGCCTGAGCAGCCTGTTCAGCAGCTTGATCGCCCTTCAAATCAACGACCTCATCGCCGCCTTCAAGCGGAATCATGCCCTTTCTGATTCTTACTTCATTAGGGGTAATTACTTGCATACGCAAATATCTTTCATCAATTTTAGACTGAGTATCCTCATCTGTAAGACTTAATTCGTTAAATTTAATTATTAAAGCATCTGTCTTTTCTTCAATAACCGCATTTAATTTCTTTTCAAGTCTCATCTGTGCTGGACGGCATACTTGCTCTTTAAATGTTTTATCTGCATCACGAGCAACTGCAAGGTTTACTCCTTCTGGGGTTCCAACCTTGTTAATTGGAACACGGTGTGCCAATAACATTTCATCTCTATTTGCTTTGCGATATTTATCAAATGAGCCTTCCTGAGTTCCAGCCTCAATTGGCTCCATCTTAAATTCAACTTTAGACTCTGGAGTATCTGCTGGCAGTGGAATATAAAGGGATCTATGGTTTTTACCCTTTAGACCTACCTGGAAAAATTCAAGCAATTTTCTTTCTGATTCTGGTGAAAGCTTTGCACCCTTTGCAGTAATAATATATCTTGGAACTGCTTTGTTTTCAAAATAGTCTAAGTTATATTTAGCTGCAAATTCATTTCCAGCCAAAGAATTCTGTGCTGCAATAATGTCTGGAATTCCATAATATTGATTTACTGGAGTATATTTCTTTAGGTGAATAATTTCATTTGGTCTATCGTTACCGCCTAAAATTGGATTAGGAGTTTTTTGATCCCCATAGTTTCTAAAGAATACAAGCTTGCCATAAAGTAATTGAACAAAGCCATCTCTTGTTCTTCTAACTCTCATTGTTTTTGCAGGAATATGGCCAATATATCCAATGTCTCCACGGACTGTTCTTCCTATTTCAATATATCCATTACCTGTAGATTCGTAATCTGTCCAAACTTTAATTAATGTTTCTTGGAATGTATCTTCACTATTACATTGATCTAGCCAGTCCTGAAGATCTTGCTTTAATTTAGAAAGTTTTCTGCGAGCTCTTTCTAATTGTTTTTCATCCGTTATTCCATCAATAGCATCATTTGTTTTTCTAGTTTCAATAAATTGATAACCTAGACCAACAATGTTTGAAGTCTTTGCATTACATGCTGCATAGTTATATGTTGAAATTTCATAAAGCCTTGAAAGATATTCTAGATTATATACAGGCTCTATTACATCAAGAAAAGCGTAGCCAGTTATTGCCTGCGCCAAAAGGCTTTGCTGTGTTTCAGCACCATCTTTTCCAGTAAATGCTTTTGTAACTTCTCTGCTTAATTTTCTTCTAAATGCAGGAGAGAGCCCAGACATTTTTTGAAGCTCTTCTGCAGATAGTTTAAATTCATCTGGAGAACCCTCTTCTTGTAGTTTAGAAAATCTAACCATGTCTGCATATGTGGTTAGTCTTATTTCATTATCTAAAGGTTCTGTGTCTTCTTCATATGTAGACTTCATTTCTTACCCTTCCTCATTTCGTCTTTATAGACTCCAATATCTAATTGATCTGGAACTAGACCCCACTCAAGACGTTGCTTCTGATATTCAAATTCTTCGTCATCAATCTTTCTTCTTCCAGAAAGAAATTTTGGCTGTCCCTCATAAATTCCATAATGTCTGACCGCTCTAGCCAAGGCGTCTATCTTTGCCTTGTTGCCTTTCATGGAGGTGACAGAAAGAAAGTTTCCGTCGTCGTCGCCTATCCATCTGCCATCTGGCATTTCCCAGACATAGATTCCTAGAGTTGTTTCCTCTACAATCTGCTTATTCATGCTTTTAATATCCATTGTTTTATTTTACCATTTCATGACACATAAGTCCATCTTTTGTCAACCAAAATGACAAATTAGGCACTTGAAACAATTAAATAGTCTTGATTATAGGTTGATACAGAAGATTCTGTCAACGTCAATGACGAGTTTGAGGCCGAAGTAGAAGGTTTTCCACAATATAGGTTGTAGTGTGTTGTAATTTGGCTATCAGAAAGCTGGTATCTATAAAGACCAATATTCTGATAATTTGATACTGAGCCTAAAGGCATTGATGGAGAGTAATTAAATTTAAGGGTATTTAATATCGGATTTGTAAATACCAAGACTATATGATGGGGTTCCCCAAGAACTAGGTGGTCGGATATATTAGACATAGATGTTTTATTTACCCCGTTTATAAATACCTTTGCAATATTTGTTTTAAGCATTGCAGACCCGTTCCACCCAAATATTGTTTCTGGAGATCCAGTTGCTGAGGCCGAATAAAACATTGTTGTGCTGAAATAGTTAGACGGGGTAAACATTAATTCTACAGACTGAATTGTTTGATCTATGGCAATGTCAAATCCTCCCGTGCCTTTTGTTTTTAACCCTACATTTGGGTGTCTAATTAATACTGGATAGCTAAAATTGGCCAAATCGTATTCTCTTGCAGACTCTGCATAATACCCATAGTTATGGGCATAAGATTCTTTTTTAGAATAAAATGAAATCTTAAATAAAGATAACCTAGGAAAATCTTTTGTAGTATCTGCGCTAGTTAAAGTTATTTTAATATACAAAATATTGCTTCCAGTATAAGACTCTTTATTGAACTGTGGCAATGAGGAATTATTGGTGCAAGGAAGCCATGTAGTGCCGTTTATAGACGTTTCTACCTGTATCCCCTTATCTCCCTTCCATTCTATTTTAGAAGAGCTTATATTGGCCTCCAAGGGGATATTAACAAAATCTTCAATAATTAGATTTTTAGATCCAGGGACATCAGTTTCTTTAAAT